TTGCCTTAGGTACCTCTTGTGGTTTGTTTAGTGCAAATAGGGTCGCAGTTGTCGAGGTTGCTGCGATAAAGATGGCTGTTGAAATGATGATGATTTTCTTCTTCACTTTCTCTCCTTGGGTGTGATATACACTTGGGGGCATTGTACCACCTTTCGCTACATACGTCAAGTAGTGGTATACTAGGGGCATAAACGGAGTATCAATATGTCATTTACACTAATCATCGCGTTCGTCTTATCATTCTTGCTAGGTTTCTTGGGCCTGGACCACTTCCTGAAACGTTGTGGTGTTAACGAGAGGCTGTCCTTCGCTTTCAGCACCCTCTTCGGTATCTTAGTAGCAGTATTCGCAACTATCGCTGTTGCACCACTCGTGCACGCTTAGTATCATAGTCTAGCCCAGGCAGTATGAGAAACAAGAAGACCACCCATATTAGGTGGTCGTTTTAGGTGGTCGTTTCTTTTAGGTAAGGTATCGTGCAAGCTCGAAAGTGTACAAGCGCGATATTATCCTTACGTGTTCCGTCACAGGATCGTCCTTATTATAGCACAAATTAAAAGACGGCCGATGTCTATCAATCTTACGAAGATTAACAATAACAGTGACCGCCTTAAACCGTTAACCAGTGGCCAACTGTATCTTCAACATCCGCTAGCGTCATAGTTTCACGGACAAACTCGACTAGGGATGCGGAGTGGCTAACCTCCTATATCTTTATTATATCACAGGCTCTTTGTTGTGTTGTCGGGCATTATTCTTCTCCTAAGATTACTGTCTCTGGGATACTCACCACTATAGCCTCATTAGCGAGTATCTTCCTATAGACACCTAAGTTGGCCACCTGGAGTTCAGAAACGGGGGCTAGTAACTCACCCACGGTACTCAGGTGCTTTAGCGATTCCCAACAGGATTCCGAGCTTCGGCCACTTCTGCTCTAGCTTACGAACGATAATGTAGTATAGAGCCGCTGCAAGGGCCGTAATAAGCGCTGTAGTGGGCTCCACGATGTTTTCTGGTATATTGATACCTTTTCCTATAAGGAACGCTACCAGGGCTCCTACTAAGGCAGGAACAATCGTTCTGATATAACTTGTTATTTGATCTGACATTACTTTCTTCCTTTCAGACTGAGTTTTCTTCAGCCATTTAATTACTTCGTTTTGAGCTTTTGAAAAGTCACTCACTTTTTAACGTAGACTTCGGTGAGCACATAGTCTCCCGTTCCTTCCTTGAGCATACGGTATCTCTCGTCCCTGTTCCATACTAGGAGGTCGTCATTCATCACTCCCCAGGGTTGGTGGGTGTAGTAGTCCAGCTGCTCCTTAGTTGGGATTGTTGGGTTATTTGGGTCTGCTGATCCAAAGTTTTTGAATTGTGTATATACTGCTGCTTCGTCTGGCATACTAGCTCCTTCTTTAACTACTCTTACTGTTGCAATATCCTCAGTCCATCCAACGAACTTGGCGTTGAAGTACCGCTCGATTTCTTCAATACTATTTAACCACATCTGCCCCGCCTGCGTGCCTGAGCCGATAACCGACAAGAAAGCATTCTTCTCAGGCACCCACTGGACTACATGCCCCCAGTTACCATATGCAGGAGGTGTTCCATACGTGCCCCAATGTTCAAACCAAACAGGGACTGACACATTGGGCATCTCTCGCTCTGGGTGCTTATACTGGGCGTTCTCCCAGCCTTCCCAGGCCGAACGATAGTAGTGGGGGGCGAAGTTTACTTCTTCGTCAAACCATAGACACCAGCCTGGTAGGGCGGTCACTGTGAGGTTAGGGAGGACAAGTTGCTGATAAGATGTCATTTAAATACCCAATTGGCCACTATCACGATAATACCTAGTATGGCGCCGACTACACCCACATAGGCAATAAGATTGGTCTTTGTGAGCTGTACACCTCTGAGGGTGCCTTCATTCTCGTTCTGACGGTTGGCTATATCATTCACAACTTTTTCTAGAGCCTCAAACTGCTCTTTAGTGGCGACACCCGAGCGTAGCTCGTTGAGGAGCTTAAACCTCTCCTCGGCTGCATTCTCGGCCTTTATAACAGCTTTTTCTTGGGCAACAAGCGCTGCCTGGATAGCTTTGTCAGAATCGTCGAATCTTTGGTCGACGTAGTTCTTCCAAGATACTAGAGGTTTGTTTTCTAAGCCCGACATATGCTATACTCCAAGTAATGGAAAAGACGAAACGAGTCTGCGCTGGATGTGGCAAAACTATGTGGCTTCGGCCTTGTGATTTGCGAAAGAATATTAGGAACTGCTCCTATGAATGTAAGGGGAAGATGAGCAGAGGTAAGCTTGCTGGCTCTCATAATCCTATGTGGAAGGGTGAGGATGCTAGCTATAAAGCTATTCACATATGGCTGAAAAACAACTTTGGGAAAGCCGATAGGTGTGAGAGCAAAGGCTGCACCACTCTTAACCCTAAAAGGTTTGAGTGGGCCAAGATTAAGGGCAAGACCTACTCTCACAACAGGGATAACTTCCTTAGACTTTGCGTTAACTGCCACAGGAACTACGATGGCATGACCGAGCAGGGTCGTAAGAGAATATCTGAGGCCCTCAAGGGACATAAAGCCTGGAACGGACACGAGACAGCCCCCAGGGTAAACGGTAGATTCGTTAAAAGGTAGTCTTTTTTCTGCTGCAGCCTCTGTTTTGCGATTCTCTTCTTTCACTGCCACCAAGGCGGCTGCAAGGGCCTTGTCCTTTTCCTCAAGAATCTTTTCAAAATATTCTTTTAAAGAAACGTCGGTCATAGCGGTACACATGCTCCCTGGGTAGTGGTCCAGTCCTCATCTGCAGGGTACTTGTACTGCCACTTTCCGCTCGTATAACAACGCCACTCAGCGCCTGGGCCTGGAGGGCCTTGCTCTCCAGTATCGCCTTTGTCCCCTTTATCTCCCTTTTCACCCTGTAGGCCTTGTATGCTACTTCCGCCTGCTCCCGCATCCCCCGTATCACCTTTATCGCCTTGGGGGCCATCATTGCCTTGTTCTCCGCGTACACCCTGGTCTCCCTTGTCGCCTTTATCTCCCGAAAGGGGCTTAAAGCTATTGGAGTAGCCCTTGATAGTGTTTTGGATGTTCTGATTGAAGGAGGAGTCTGGGTTGAGAATTAAACTCCATATAAGTATAGCCATTACGACACTAGCTATAGACTGGACGATTATGATCGCTACGAATAGCTTATTGTTTTTCACTTCGCAAGTCCTATAAAGAGAAGTATTAGGGCAACAAAGAGCCCAAGGGAACTTGATACAAGCATCCAGGTCAGTCTTTTATTACTAGCGACAATCGGCGAGTACTTGAGATCCTGTTTTTCGATAGTATTCTTAAGGTCTGCCTGCATAGTAGCCGAGGCAGCGGTTATCTTATCGTCTACCTGCTCTAGAGTCGGTCGTGTTTGTACTACCGCGAGAATGGTCTCGAGTTTTGTATCAATCCTCCCGATAAGTCCTTCGTGGAGGTCTACCTGTTTTTGAGTAGCTTCGAGTTGCCAGTTTCGAACTGGCTGTTCAGCGGTTGTAACTTCTTTTTTTGTGGCCACCTAATCCCTCGCTATGTATCTTACCTGGAAGTTAGTATCGTACGCGGACAGATTAATGGTGAAACCATAGTCTCCACCGCCATTATCGTGGAAGTCTACAAAAGTTGCAGCAACGGCGTCAACAATGGTGGTTGAACGTTTATAAAGACGGATGCACTTATCCGTACCGCCCTTACATTGCATACCTGTTGAGTCGCTATAAAAAGTATCATAGCTCTGGTTGCTAGCTGTCGTCCAACCCCTAGAGTAGGTGATGTAAGTTGTAGCCGTAACCCCCGTCGCCGCCCCTAGAGAGAATTGTATCTCGGTGGGTAAGAATGTTAGACCATCTATAGATAGATTTCCTGTTGCGTTTGGTGTGAATGATCCTGCTTTAACTGACACGGTGAGCCTCCTTAAGCTGCCTCGTATGTGAGTAGCACGTTTATTTCGTCGTTGGTGGTCCAGGTGAAGGGAATAGTGGTTGAAAGCTCCGCCTCCGCGATATAACTGCCCGCCACGCTGTCGGCACGAATTAGACACTGATGGTTTGGAGAGGCAAAGAGATAAAGGGCGGCCCCAGAATACTTAGCTCCGGCTCCACGCCCTAGTATCGCAGAACCAAGGGTAGTGTTCTGAGAGGATATGTTCGTAGTATTAGGGGCAGCGGGGAGGGTGAAAGACAGCGCCCCTGTAATGCTCGAGGTTGAGCCATACACAAAGCGTAGGCGCAGTACAACTGTCTTACCTACCCTCGCCCAGTATAGGATATTGGTCGCGGCATTGCCGACAGTTAGATTCGTCCAGGTAGGAGTCGCGGATGTCCAGGCAGCTCCAGGCTCACCACCAGAGGTCGAAAGCTTCGCGTTAGTAATTGCTCCGTCTGCGAGTTTTGATCCCGCAATAGCCGCAGAAGCAGATAGGTTAGAATTATCTATGTTACCGTTGAACTCGTTAACGATCGTCGTAATGGGGGTATTGTAATCGGCGACATCAATCGTATCTCCGTCTGATGGTAGTGAAACTGAAATGTTACTCATTATTGTGCTCCTTGTGATTGTAGCAGCGCGTCTTGGAGACTAGGATCCTGCCCGTTAGAATACTGTTGATAGTTAGCGATCGGCATGAAGAACTGTCTCAGGGCCGCAATCTTCTGAGCCTGGGCGGCTGGTGGATCTCCAGGCTGAGGTAGGTAGGTCCTTGAGTAGAACGCCTCTTCAGAGGCTGGCATCGCCGCACCTGTATTGATACGTGCGATTGAGTTAAGGATGTTATTAGCAGCAGCTCTATACTGGCTCGTACCGGCCGCGCCAGATACAAGACCTCCAACGATCGGTAAGTCTTGTCCAGGTGTAGCGTTCTTATTCACGATGCTAGGGTCCTGAGATAGGATACCCTCTAGTTGATCGATCGAGGCTAGACCGGTAGTAGCTTGTGAGTAGAGTTGAGCCGATGGTCTCGTAAACGATGCTTGTGGTTTGGCTGGAGCTAAGGCCTTTTGCAGACTTTGGAAGTACGATATATATTTGTCGGCGTTTTTAGGGTCGCGCTGAACATCGTATAGTAGGTTGTCCTGGCTGTAAGGACTCTGTTGGTCAGCCTGCGGTTGTTGTTGGGGACCGGAGCCGAGGTACTGTGATGGATCCGTTCGTGCAGGCTGGTTTGTGCCGAACCCAGGAGATCCTAGGTATTGGTTCTCCTGTCCGGGTTGAGCTTGTACCTGAGGACCCGCTTGAGGAGTGAGCGCATTGCCTGCTGCGATTCTCGCGCCTGTTTGTACGCTTGGGTTTCCAATGACACCTAGACCTCGCCCTGCGAGCGTTTGTGCGCCTTGGACTACTCTGCCGGGGATAGGAACTGTTGCGATTGAACTACCGTTAGTCCTCGCGAAGCCTCCAGTTATGCCAGCCTTCTTGAGCATAAGTTCTTGTGCGTCGAAGGCGTTAGACAGATCAGACTTCAGGGTCTTGGCTGCACCCACTCTGCTTGCAACAGCATCTGTTACCTCTCTACGGGCTAACCTGAGTATCTGCTCCGTTCCTGGTTCTGGGCTTGCCGAGTTACGGGCGAAGTTGATGTTTTTATCTATATTCTTTCGCAGGGTATCGAGCGACTTAACGTCTTTGGACTGCGAGATACGGTCAGCTATATCCTTGATGATTGCTTGTTGACGAGGTGTTGGCGCAATGACGTCTGCTCCAAACTTGGTAGACAGGTTCTTGATAATAGCATCTTTACCTGCCTGGTCTAAAGCCTTGTTGGAGTCCCCAATAGCCTTGGACAGTTCAGTATTTCTCTTGGTAATGAAGGATTCGATACTCTGCAGTTGGGTATCCGAGCTTAGCCCCTTGACTTTGACTGTTTTCTCTAGAAACTGATTCAGTTGCGCGGCTTTAGCCGGGCCGATTCGTGCACCGTTTAGCTGCTCGCCGATACCTACGCCTCGTGCTTCACCTCTAAGGGTATTACCCGCCGTTGTAAGAGCTCCAGGAGCTGTGAGAGCACCCGCGAATGCCTGACCCGCGGTATCTTTAGCCACACCTTCAGCAGTCGCTTTACCAGCCCCTGCAATGACCTTAGCTGCTGCGCCTGCGCCCTTTAGAATGCGGAGGGGAGGGGCTGAGAATAGTCCACCCATCAGGGCTTCTTGTCCGACACCATTAAGCAAGTCCTTGTTCTCTATAGCGTTCTCCGCCACTTTACCACCACCAGACCCGAGTGCGCCGCCCAGGACTCCGCCCGCCAATCCTCCGATTACTGTACCAATCCCAGGGACAACCGAGCCGATACTCGCACCCAGAGCTGCGCCACCTAGTGCACCACCGATGCCGCCACCAGTGGGGATGAGGGATGCGAGTCCGTTATTAGTCTCCTGCGGAGGTTGTTTTGTCTGTTGCTGCCTCTGCTGATATGCCCTGAGTGCCTCAATAGAACCTGGCTGAGTCTGTCCGCCTAGTGGGAAGCCTTGGTTGAGATCATCGTGCCATGCCATGGTTATCTACCATAGCCCGGAAATATATTCCCAATTAGCGACTTGCCATTAGCAAATGTGCTTGGTTTCGAAGTACCCGACGTAGTATGGGTACTCGGCGCACCTGCGTAAGAGCCGCTGGCGCCAAGTGCCGAGAGTGCGCCTTGGTACTGAGATGGGGCATTGCCGAATTGAGCATCGTTGCCAACATATTGAAGAGCAACTTGAGCATTCTTGTCGCCATCTGCCGCCATCTTAGAGAGGAGTTCACGATAGCCGATCTGCCCACCCTGAGCGTTATAAAGCTGGACGTACTCGGCGGCATTAATAGGCTTACCGTAGGCATCCGTAAAGTTGTAACCCCCATTAGCAGTTCGGGAGATCTGTGGTAATGGTGCACCTCCACCAGCTGAGGCCCCACCACTACCCGACGAACCGTAGCCGAAGGTTGGTGAGGCTGCTGCAGCCCTTGCAGCAGCGGCCTGTTGTTCTTGGAACGCCCGGTCTTGCTCCTGTTGGTAGATTTGCTGACCAAGAGTATCTCGGCGCTCATTAATGCCTAGAATAGCATCTTGAAGACTGTAGGCCTGTTGCTGACCTTGCTGTCTTAAGTTGGCGAGTGCAGGGGCGTAGTCAGTGGCGGCGTATTTAGCTTGTTCACCTAGTGGGATTCCTGAGAAGCCTACACCACGTCTGCGCGCTCCATCTACAATATCCTGATAGGCGACATCTTTTTTTGCGTTGAGACCTTGTTCCTGAGAAGCGATCTGGTCCGGTATCAAATTAGCCCTATCTTGTAGAGACTGGACCTGGGGTTGGAAGGTAGGGTTTAGTTCAGAGATGATCTGCTCAAGCGTCCGAGCCATGTTTATATCCCAGATGCCCGTATTGACTTGATTATACCAGTAAGGATGAACATTATACAATACCTAACTAGGTGTTTCAAACAGGTAAGCGTTGGCCATCACTGTACAAGCTGTTGAAGTATGCGAGCCACCTGTCTTATTTACAAGAAAGAAGGTCAGAACAACATTATTCCCCGTCCTCGTCCCGACCGTTGCGATATTGAAGTTAGCGTCTAGTGAGTAGTCCCTAACGGGGAACTTGTACCAGTCAGAGCTGGAGGTAGAAAAGTTTACCTGTATCTGTGAGAAGTTATCGTTGTTATCTATTGGGATAGTGAGATCCCCCATATTCTGTGCTAGGCCCGCACCTAGGACGGTGGCGGGGATCGTCTTCGTACCCGTCATATTACCATAGTTAAGAAAGTATTCATACCTCGTAGAAAACAAGATATTCGAAGGACTAGGATCACTCATCGAGGTAAACCTTCCAGTAAAATGCAACGTTCTGTGGCGAACCGCTAGAGTTAGACATATCTGCGTAGACAGCTGACGAGGTTATTCTTAAACCTCCAAAAATACTCAAGGTTGTACCAGGGCCACCGTCGCTATTAGAATATGGATCGCGCACGAGGGGCCATACTTGCCCAGATATAGGGACGTACCAAGCCTTCACTCTCGGAATATAACCTAAAGAGTGAGTCGTCAGCAGAACGTCGTTCCTCCCTGTGGGCACACTAAATGCACTACTATTATTCTCATATATCTTGAGGAAGTTATACCGTGTTGAGACGATGACGTTTGTAGGCGTGGACACTATGACCTCCAGCTCGCTGTTAGAATGTATCGTACCGTCGCTGGTGAAGTAGTCTGATTCGCCGCTACCACAACAAATGTAGTGGTAGTTGAGTATGCAGCAATCGTGACTGTTTGAAACTTAGGAGCGGACGGAACAGATAAATTGGGGATCGGCATGTCCATGTCTTGCCAGGTTGTTCCTCCATCTAGTGAGTAAATCAACTCTAGGAAGCAGGTATCGCCGAAGCTATGCGTTATTGTGTCATGCGTTCTGTGTGACACTAGGGTAGAAGAACTAGCCGTAGCCGTGAAAGATCCGGTGTAGACCCCCACTATCTTATCCGTTGGATACCGGGTGGTAAACTGCATGTTCTTAGCCTGTGCGGGAGTCATCAGTATTGCTCGGTTATATTAAAGGTGGGTTTACTTACCCCAATATCGATCTCTCCATCGGGGGCGATACCGATAAGGATACGTGACACGTTGTCTGAGTCATAGTAAAGAGACCCGTAGCCTCCCTCGTATGGGAGTTTTCCCTCTACGATTGCATTCCCGCCAGACTGTTTAAACGCCTTCGTGGTCTGTTCCTTATTGAGTTGGCGTACCATATCATTTACCTGCCCGTAGTTCTGCAAGTTAGAGTTTTGAGTATTGAGAGGCTTGAAAGACATTATCGAAGTCTCCTCTTGTGGTATCGGTTCTTCTCGTAAATGTTATGACATGCTCTGCAAGATCGTCCTACAATGACCCTATTCCTCTTCACGTAGTAGGTGTTTTTATCGTTATATTCATGCCCTTTTCCGCAGTGAGTACGTGCCAGCAACTCTTTACCTACATTTGACCGAGCAATATTTTCCTGGGGCGTTACAGCTTCTAAATGGTCTGGATTGATGCAGTGGCGGACTTTACATAGATGGTCGATCTGATAGCCCTCCGGTATCTCCCCTTTGAATATCTCATAGGAGAATCTATGGGCTAACTTCCGTACTCCATTTAGTTTCGAGTGTGAATACCCATTCGGGGTAGTAAACCCCTTCCATACCCAACACCCACTGGATAGTTTATCTGTGCGGGTATCTATATACTCAGTAGGACTCATAATTCTATTCTACCTCAATCTACGCGTCTCTACTACGAACGTGTGGCCCAAGAAACTTTGGGGCTGTCTCGTCGCGTAGTGTTTATAACGGATTGCGATACGTCGATACCCTCCAGGAACGTATAGGTAGGACTGTACCTCTGAAGTTGTGCCGTAGGTCACCCCGCTCCCATACGTAGCACCGCTCCCGTAGGTAGTACCTGACCCTTGAACCGCTGGCGAACTATACGTCTGCCAGTTGTCTCGGAGGTCGGTAGCGTATTGAGCGGTTATTGTGTAGTCGCCACTTTGGGCACCGAAACGAGGCTCCCAATAGCGGATCTCCTTTAAGACTGCTGGAGAGGCCCCCACTATGTAGTGAGTCCTTAATTCGAACTCTATATCCCCACCTAAGTTAGTGCTGTCGTTAGAGTCGAGTTCCTGCCAGTATACTTGCCCGATCTGAGAGCTTGCGACTAGGAGGGCGTTGTCATCTCTGAACCCACTAAACGCCTTGCTGACGAAACTCTTTGTATCGTGACTCTCAGTAGTCCCACCGCCCTCGCCGTAGTTTAAGGCAAAGACAAAACACTCGCTATTGCCCACGCTCCCAGATGGGGTGAACCACACGTATAGTAGGCCGTCATTGACGACAACGGATGCGTCGTCCTTATTTGGCATCATGAGCACTTCGTTATAAATATCTTCGCTGAGGAGTTGTGACTCGTTACCGTTTGTACGATATACTCCGTCGTTGCTTAGGTAGTACGCGAAGTTATCGTCCGAGGTGATTGTGTCTTGTGAGTAAGTGCCCTTTTGGTCAGGAGCTTGTTCTAGGGAGAATGTAGCGTTGTCGTCTCCCAAGAGAATGTACTTATTATTCAGAGTTGGTATAAGTAGGTAGCCATTCAACGATGTGAGGGCGGTGACCGGGTCACCTGTCTTCGGAGAAGGAACGTATATGAAGTCAGTTGAAGTAAATACCTCGTACTCTCCGAAGTTAGAATAATCTACCCGGTTGGGGTCGTCTGAACGGACGAGGAACATTAACCCCTTATGCTCTCGAAGTGTGGAGTAGTTAGTCACATTAATCTGCGACTCAGTTGTGAAGTCCCATTTTCTGTACCCATCATACCCGTTAACGTAGTAGACAACGTCGTTTACAAGCCAAAACTCATAGTAGGTTGCTGAGGCGCTGAGGCCCGACTTAACGGTCGTAAGAGCGCCTGTGACGTTGTCTACAGAGTAGAGGGTTGTCCCCTGTACAAATAGAGTAACCTTCGTGCCATCACTCTTGTACGCCCTATAGAGACCTATTGCACCTCCGCTTGTAGCGTAGTACTCTTTGAAGTTCAAAGAGAAGGACGTACTAGACCAGGTGAGGCCTCCATCTGTCGAGGTCTTTGCAGTCGTCTCGGAAGTGTTACTGCTCCACGAGTATGAGTTTGCACCACTCGCCTGTATATACACAACAATCCAGTAGTTTGTCGATGAGGAGATCGCTGGTGCTTCAACAAACCTTGCCGTGAGGTATTGGTAGGAGCTTGTGATCGCGGAAGAGGCGACAGAAGACCTTGCCAACATAACCCCAGGTGCGCTCGATACGTTGGACCATATCTCTACCATAACGGTTCCAGTGCCACTAGCCGAGTTCTTGAGTCGTATGTCCACCTTACTAAGTCTCTGAGTAACAGTTGAAGTAAATACCTGAGCAAAGCGTATCGTTTGAGTAAATGCTGCATTGGACCCACCGGTAGTGGAGGTAATCTGGTCGTCTAGTGTCTCCCCAGCAGCGGCCGAGTGGAAGTCTACACCTTTTCTACTATCGTACTCTCCTAGGGTGGCAATGCGAGCGTTCTGCGCAAGTCGCCACATATTAGAAACGCCATTCTTGAATGGAAACTTATCGTTTGAAAGAAAAGAGTTATACCCTTTAGAGTAGTCGTTGATCTCGTATGTCTCAGGACGGCTTCCTAGCGTTGGAATGCCTCTGGTAGCTCTTTTGGCCCAAACCATGAGGCCTCCTAGAAGTATCTCTTACGAGTTACGTTACGGTTTATTCTCATACGCATAGGCTCTCCTACTTGAGGGACACTATACTTAACGACAAGCTTTTGGAGGATCTCGTCATACTTGTTTTGTAGGATTGCTGCTTGGTCGTAGTTGTCCTTCACCTGAAGAACTCGGTACGCAGCACCCATAATAAGCAGTTCTTCAAACTCACTCGGTAAGTCTGGCACATCAGCGTCTGAGTCGAGAGTAGTAGGCCTCTTATAGTAGCGCAACGATACAGTCAGGCCAGCCACGGGGGTAGGGAATACCTTAATAGTCTGTTCATACCAGTACCAGTAAATAGGTATCCCCGGAGGGTGTAGGACTGAGTCCTCAGGGTTGGGGTAGAAGCTATCTATGGAAGTGACGTCTACGTATGGAAGCACCATCTGGGTGCCCCCACTTGTAAGAGTGAGGTCTACAGCCTGTACGTAGTTGGTAGGAAGCCCCGCGCCGTTCGTAATGTCAGACTGGCCTGCTACAAGGCTGTACGTTTGGATATCCTGAGTGAAAGGCAAACGGTACTCGTTAAATGCATCGTTCTGAGCGTCATTGACATATCCCTTTATCTCTGTACTAGAATAGCCAGTGTCTCGGATACGCTGTTGGACCCTCGTAACTATATCGCCAAGTATGAAAGACACGCGTTAGCTCCGATGCCCGTATTACCTAAATAATACCACAGCGACGTGCCCGTGTACACTGACATACTAGACAACTTTCACCCATATATAAGCTGGAAGGGCTGACGCTCCCGATATGTTAGCTGTTCCAGCACCACCAGTTGCAGCAATCCCGACATTATAGGTCTTACTCCCTGCAGCGGGCGCTGAAACTCTTGTAGTCATCCCTAGCGGCGTCTCCTGGTTGGCAACGGTATTCAAGAAAGTCGCTTGGTTTATTTGGGTACCACTCCCGACTGTGCCATCCCATAGGCTAATAATCACATACCTGTTGGCAGTTGCATTATAAATAGAGTTAGCGTTCACTGTGATCTCTAGGTCGCGACCTCCTGGGGCGGTTACGGTGACACTCAGACTCGTTACCTGGACAGGGGTACTACTCGCGGTCGAAAAACCCGATGTGTTCTGTGCGTACCCTAGATTCCCATTGGGAAAGGTATTAGTACTACTGGTTAGGTCCTTGTTAGAGAGGCCAAGTGTATTATTAGCCGTGGCCACCCGGACGTTGTTTTCCAGAAGTGACCCACTACCCTTAGGCACCATATTAATCGAGATATTAGTGTCACCTCCGCTGGCAGTAATTGATGGGGGCGTGAGGGTAGCAGAGTTGGCGAATGTAAGTTCATTCACCGCAGAGGCCGTAGTGGTGAAGATGATCTCTTCGTTGCCATTGGCGTCGGCAATGAAGCCACCGCTCACAATCTTGGGAGCCGTAAGTGTCTTACCAGATAGTGTGAGGGTATTGTCACTCGTGGCGAAAATATGTTCGTTGGTTCCGTCGCTGATGGTCATGGAACTACCACCAGTCGTGGTGTACTGGATTCTACCAGCGGGCTCTCCTGGAGCGATGGTGCCTCCTCCAATAACTGGTTTGGTGAGAGTCTTATTGGTGAGTGTATCTGTAGTCGTCTTGCCTACAAGGGTATCTGTAGTAGCTGGGAGACTCAACGCGATCGTCCCAAGGGCTCCTGTAACGGGAGCGAGTGTAATCGTCCCGCTCGTGGCGTTACTGAAGACGACCCCACCGACGGATGACCCCGCGACCCCAAGGTTAAGCTGCGATGTACCGTTGGTAGTGATGCCTGCTACTACCTTTACGTCGCCAGTCCCCGCGCCCAGGACAACTGAGTTAGGTGTAAGGCTCCCACCTGTATTCGTGACCGTCCCTGCTGTCCCGTTAGAGGCGGCCGTGATAAGCCCTTTACCGTTTACGGTGACACTCGCATTAGTAAATGACCCTACATTAGAATTCACAGTAGCAAGGGTCGTTGTATTAGAGCCAGCCGAAGCCGCAACGTCCCCCGTCAGGGCATTCCTATCTAGAGTGTTTCCGCTTTTAGTCAGTCCCGAGCCTACAGTAATCTCGCCAGCTCCCGAGAACTGAGTGAAAGTGATGGCCGTCGTTCCTACGGTTGGTGGGGTCGAGTTGGTACAAACGAATCCAGCAGCAGCATTAACCGTGCCGCTCTCCACGAATACGAACGCGCCAGGAAACTCAGCGGCAACGTCCATATCGCTCGAACGGGCCAGGATAGCTGCAACGCCGACAGCACCCGCAGTCGTGACAGTATAAACACCATTTTTAAGTTGCGAGACTTCGTCCTTCACCAGTATGCGGTCGTTTAGCGAAGTGACCGTCCCGTCGACTGTCAGGGTTCCTGTGGCGGTTATAGTAATCACGTTGGCAAGGTAAGTATTAGTCGGAAGGGCTGCTGCGGTCGCTAGTAGGACGCTTCCTTTGGCAGAGAGTCCTTGGGCAACTGAGTCAACGTACCCTTTAGTAGAAGCATCGGTTGCACCAGATGGTGTCGGTACGGTCACGGTCCCAGTAAAGGTTGGTGAAGCAAGTGGTGCTTTCAGGGCGAGGTCAGAGACCAGGCTAGTCACTTGTGACTCCGCTATTTGAATGTTGACATTGGCGGCTGCTGTTGTGAGGCCTTTCCCATTAACAGTGTATGTCGGTACCTGGGTAGCAGAACCAAACGACCCAACGTTAGAGTTTACTGTTGCCAGTGTCAGAGTGTTGGTGTTGTTAGCTGCACCATCGAAGCTGCTACCAGCGCTCGTAACATCTCCTGTAGTTGTCCCGATCGTCCGAGCTGTCGCCAGCTTTGGGGCTGAAACAACTGTGAGGGCTGGGGTAGTTGTCGGGTTGGCAACCGTTAAGTCGGCAGACGTAGAGCTAACATTTGTGACCGTCCCAGTTCCGCCAGCAGCTATCCACTTTAGGCCCGTCGTCTGGGCTGAATCAGCAGCTAGAACTGTCCCATCTGCTCCAACTGGGAGGCGAGTATCGAGAGTAGAATAGGTATAGAGATCACCCTTAGTCGTAAGAGGAGAAGCGCTGCCTCCTCCGGTTGAGCTGACTATTGGGTTCTGCGGGTCGGTGTTGTTAACTGTGATATTCGATCCAGCAACGATAGACCTAATGCCCGAAGAACCTCCGCCTACATAGGTAGTAGAGTTTTCTAGAGATACGCCGTTAAGCGAGAAAGGATCAAGCCTGAACTTCACGGACAGCCTCGCTTAGAATGAGGTACCCAAATGTTGCGGCCTTTGGCCACGCGGTCTGGTACTTACCCTTGCCGAACTTATACCTCAGGCTATTTTCCAAAGAGTTATTCTCCATGATATACCAAGCGCCTGACTCGTCTACGAAGCCAATATACTGGATGTTCGGGTCAGTATTATCTATGTCGTGGGCTCGGTAGTCGTCTAGATCTATCCCCTCTGCTTCTGGAGTACTGAGCGCCTCTTTGAGAGTCTTCTCCAGGCCAGATAGGTCCACTTTAGATGGTGTTACCGTGACATTAGGACTGATATTGATTGCCTTCACTGCCCTTGCAACGTCTTCTAAGTAAGGGATAAGTTCCTCTGACTTATCTGTGGCCGCGACACGCTCAGGAAGGTCAGATAACTCTCCAAGTAGCTTCGTGAACGTTTCACGGATCTCGGATAGGCCACTATCTTCTAGGTTGTTTGTGGCGACTACGATGGACTTGAGAAGCTCTGTAAGATTCGTGGCGACCTCAGCGATGCGGGGGTCTTTGCCGATCATGGTTGCCATGAGGATATCATGCATAGACTTTGAGAGGGTGTCAGTTGTCTGCGCGCCACTCTCGGTCACTGCGCCAATAATAGAGTCGGTACGTCCTTGTTCAAGGGCGGCATCGGCCTGGGTCTGCCTCTGTTGTTTGATTCTTGAGATGGGGTCGTCGTTAGGTGGCATATCAAACCTACGCCCGTATTGAGTTCATTATAGCAGAACCTTTGCCAATTGATACATACTTCACGCCCTTTATCTCAGGAAGGTAGCGGAAGGCGTCAATTACTACTGAGCCTGTAGGGAACTCATATGACTTATAGACCGCATCCGCAGTGCCTATGAAGTAGACTGCTTTCTCTAACTCTTCGTAGCCGTTCTCGTGTTCTACTGGATAGTCGTACTCTCTCACAATGTTTGCAATGAGTATAGCTGGTGACCCCGTCTCGATATTCGTTTCGGGCTTGAACGCCCTCCCGAGGATGCGGAGTGGTAGCCCAGACCTCTTAGACTCTTCCATGGCGAGCGTCGCAAGCCACTCGGCGTGATCTTCTCGAGCGGCCATAAGGTCCTCAAATATATTATGGGAGAGCCCTACCTGATTTGCTATATAAGATAAAGCGATATTGTCTCGTGGGTGACAGCCTCCACCATCTCCTAAGCCAGCTTGGAGGTACCTTGGTGAAATGATCCTATCTGTGGCCATCGAGAGGGCCTTATAGATATCGTCGACATTCATACCAAGCTTGTGGGACATCTCTCCGTATGTATTAGCAAGTACGGTTTTCATCGTGATAAATGTGTTATAGAACACCTTGATTCCCTCGGCCGTCGTGATATCTGTCTCCATAAACGGTTTCTGATGAATTGTCCTGTAAAACTGCTTCAACGGCTCGTTGTCGCTTTTTGAGCCGATTAGGACAAACTCAGGGTTGAGGAAGTCTGCCAGAACCGTTCCCATAGCGATGAAGAAGGGATTATAGAAGTAAGATACGTACTCGTTCTCCTCGACAATAGGGGCGATGCGATGCTCATACGTACCCGGAAGGCAAGTTGAAATGACCACTAGCTGGATATGCTTCTTTAGGTTGCGGGCCATACGAGAAACTTCAGCGATGCCGCTTACAAGGTACTTATAGTCAAAGTCCTCGCGCTCTTTGGGAATCCTAGTGGAACCTTCAAATTCTGGGCCATGAGGAGTCTGAATGGGCATAAAGATGATGTCCGAACTCCCAACGGCTGCCTCAATGGAGTCGACGACTTCTACGGTGTGCTCATCTAGAAGCGGCTGCAAACCTGCTTCCTGGTAAGGTATCTTACGCTTGTGTAGGTATTCTTCTGGTTTTTGGCTGATATCAAACCCAACCACCTCGTGGCCCTTGCTATTTATTGCTACCGCAACTGGTAGCCCCAGCTTTCCTAGCCCGATTACCCCGACTTTAGCCATTTAGCTTCTCCTCTACTTTAGCTACATCTATCCTCCACAGCTCTTGCATTCCTGGCGAACTGTATTCGGGAGAAGTCGTCTTATACGCCCCCTGAGTTTCGTTCTTTACCTCGTCGTTTACCCTATCTCTTCGGTGCTCTATATGCGTACCGTTTAGAGATTGATGAACTCCACACTCATTCGCCAGGTCCTGTACCCAACTATCGCAGTGCGTCGACAGTGAGAAGTGGCCTATCAGCTCGTATAGCTCCCTAGAAATGACAGGGAACAGATTGTTATTGTCCACACCCGGGTTCGTAATGTTGAGAACCGTAAGTCCCTTCTCGGCACTACTTACCTTACCTACCCAGTCTTCGCACTCTATAAGGGCGTCGTCATTCCATAGCATGAGCCATTCGCCCTTTGCCTGCTCGGCTAGGAAGTTGATCATCTCATGAAACTTATGATAGCCGACGCGGGGCTTGATAAACGTCCTGACTGGTAGACCCATTAGCCCCGAGAAGTCAAGGTAGTGTTCCTTATCTGGGTCATCCTCATCTATATACATAAGGACTTCGTAACCACCGTCGCCTAGCGACAGTATTGACTCTTTAGCGAGTTCGTATCTCATTCTTGATGGCATCAAAACGCTGATCACTTTAACCCCTCCAGATACTCTACGTTCTCATCGTAGCCGCGATCTCGCATAGTCTTAATGTAGTACTCAGGAAAATCTCCCCAGTTATCCTTATTAGCAAATGTCCAGCTTAGCCTCTCGTCCATGTGCCCCACTAACCATCCATCGTTCTTGATCTCACGAGAGAATTTAGAGTCTTCCTGCAACTTAGAGTTGGAGCCCTCCCAGCGTTCTTCCGAGTACCTCGTGCCCGAATCAAAGATATCACGACGGACGATATTCGGTCCCCCGACACAGCCCGGGAACTCGATAATCCCCATACCATTGTAAAACTGTGGGGTTTTATTCCCTCCACCGTCGAAGTCTAGCCCCAGCTGACCTAAACGATCTATAGTCTTAAAGTATTCCTCGGCCCGAGTGTCCCAGCCTTGCTCGAAGTGCATGTCGTTGTCAAGGCGCATAAGGTGGGTTGCCTGAGGATACTCTTTTAGCCCTTCTGTCCAGCCAATGTTACAAGCCTTCCCTGGGTAGTAGTTCTCAGGGTTAAGAATGAGCTTGTCAATCCTGCCACGCTCTTTAAGACTTTCAAGGTACTTCTGCGTACCATCGTCCGAGTTATTGTCTACAACTACGAGGTAGTAAGGTAGTTCAATCGTATCCCACAGTCCTCTTAGGGTGCGTTTCGTATACTCGAGGCGATTGTAGGTTACGAGAGTTACTAAAAGTCTCATATGTCTATCCCTCTAGCCAGAAGATAAGTCTTCAAGGGCATTGTTAGCTGTATAGCGTCGTCCATCATCACTACAACCCATGTCCCACTTTTGGACTTTTTGATGAGCCATAGGTGTTCACCGTCTTGGATGCACATATTAATCATAATTCAACCTCACTATCATCAATTATTGTATATCTGCGTGGAGGATAGCTGGCCATCCCTTGCTTCACAAGGCTCTCTGCGTGCGCTCTAGTGGTGTTTATGCCCCCAGTAGGCGTATCAACGGTTACAAGTTTAGACTTAGCTCCCAGAGCCACTGGTTGGCTTAGAATATCGTCCAAACGTTTGTCCTTTACGATCTTTCTCCACGTCTCTATCTGATGAGCGCCGTTATTAGACCCAGCTTTGCCCAAAGCTATTAGTTTTCTCTGCCCTAGTCGCTGTTTAATAACGTTAATCTTTACCCCGTTGTTCCATAGCTTAATCGAGAAAGTGATATCATGTGTCCCATAACCCACATCCGCGTACTTGCCCACTAGTTTGATAGACTCCCCATAATTGAGCAGCGTCCAGCGGATCTTATCGGTGAAATAAGGCTTCTTGAGGTTATCGAAGACGCTTCGCTTAACTAGGAGGCACCCTGTCCCCGCAAAGACAACGTTCTTGCCCTTGTCGTAGAAGACTGAGCCTCTTCCGTCCTTTGTGACGGGGTAGTCGGCTGTTACCGCGTTACAATCTGCCTCTAGGAGCTTTTTAAGCGTGTCTGGACGTAATATCATGTCGTCTTCGCAGAACCATAGGTGGGTTGTTTCAGGGTCTTTCAGAGCTTCTAGTGTGGGACTTTCAAAGCATTCGGGAATAGGCCTCTTATGTGAGAAGTAGATCTTATGCGGGACACCCTTCAGATTATTCAGTAGCTCCTCGGCCGTCTGGGAGAAGACAAGTCCGCGTGAAGGGAATATAACCGCTACTTTGACCATTTTGATCCTTCAAGTGTTACCCCCTCAAGGACGTTGATTGTTAGAGGATAGTTATCTTTATCTTTTTCAAATATCATCGGTAGCATACCCTGAATCTGGTTAACATATACCTCTAGCCTATCTGAGGGCACGACTGCAGACCAAGCCATCTTGCATTCAGCGTCCAATACCACAATACTACTATCTAACTGTTTCATACTTCCTCCCATCGTTGAGATACGGCTGGTTGTCTTTATACGAGATGAAAGGTGGGGTGTCCTCCCAGAACTTCACATTTCTCACCCTATTTAACGCTCCTCTGAACATTTCGCTGTTCTCAGGCGTAATCATACCGCTCACAAGGTCTCTGCCTACTTCTGTAAGCTCATAGATGTCGTGAACGCCATTATTCGTGTGCTTCTCGCCTAAGGCCCTGAGCTTGTGCTGTCCGCCAGTGCGCTCCATAGGGAGGATCGGGACGCCCGCTGAGTAGAGCACCATCCCGAAGTTAAGGTCGTGGAGGCCATAATGCACTCCTTCTAGTTTACGAGGCCAGAAGTGGATCGTGTCTTTATCAATAAAGGGGTCAAACGTCCTGTCAGTCCGCCAGATAGGTTTCTCCATATGTTCTAGGATATTCTTAGCAACCAGCATAAATCCTGTCCCCGTCCAATAGGCAAAACCCTGGGGGTCATGTAACACAGTAGAGTCCCCGTTCTGTTGGAAGGGATAGTCTAGGGCTACCGCTGGGTAGTTCTGGGCAAATATCTCCTTTAGGATTCCCTTAGGTAGGATCATGTCATCCTCACAAAAAAGCACTGCGAACACGTCAGGGTCCGCAAGTGCTTTCTCTGTGGGGATGGTGAAACAGTCTGGGAGCGACTTTCCGTGGGCCCAGAAGATCTCGTAGTCGAAACCTTCCAGCTCGCCTAAGAGGTTATCTAAGGTCTCCGAGAACATCAGTCCACGGGACGGTACGACAACTGCCAGTTTAGTTGGAGTATTCGGACTGCGTGACACTTACAGGTCCTAACTCTTTTTCAAGCTCCATGAGGAAGTCTAGCGTCTTCGAAAGTTGACGTAAGTCATCCTCGAACCCAGCAACTTTCTTCTGATAGGCCGCTTTAGTCGCATCGTCTTTAGCACCGCTTAGCTCGTGGCGGGACATCGCAGTATCAACAATGAGGCGGTTGATAATAGCTTTTTGCTCGTTTACCTGAGAGCTCACAAATGCTTGCTTCAGGCGATCGTGCTGTAGCTTAGCACCGATGACTTTAAACTCTTTTGCTACTTCTTTGTATAGTTCTAATGGGGTTGACATAGGTTCTCCCACTCTAGTATCCACTCAAATTATAGCATAAGGATTTCGGCTAAACGTTACTTTTTTTACAGCGTCTACTTTTTACCGTGCTTGTTGTTTGTCCCTGCTGTTGGGTAGCCCTCGACGTCTCTGAGCTTGCCAGCTGCTACGGCAGAAGCGATCTCTGTGTCTATCTTTGCCCACATGTCGTTATCGTTAAGACCTTGGTTCGCTGGTAGAGCCCGTGTCTTATCCTCGATTACTTTAGGCGTGTCGCCTATGGGACCTGGTGTGATGAGCTGCGCCATGTTACCTCTGTTCCGGTGTTTTACGTTTTAATCGCTTCACTGCTGCTTTCGGTGTAGGGAGCTGAGTCGGGATGTCCAGCTTGCCGCCCTTATTCTTTCTTCCCATGTCTTTCATCTTGCCCATTATTTTCCCTCCCATTTACGAGTCTTCTCGTTGTTATCTTGAATCTGCTTATAGAAGCCCTTAACTTGGTCTTCTTTAGCATCTTTAGAGATGCCGTGGCCTCCGTTTTGGTTGCGCCATGCGATCTCTGCTGCGTCCCAGGCTTCTTGTTCAAAGCCTGAAGGTGCTTTAGAGCCGTTCACAGACTTCTCGCCAGCCATTTGCGGCGCTGGTGCGTCTTGGTTCTTCTTGACGTCTCCTAGAGCGCTGTCTGAGTCTTTGCCTGTTTTCTTTTCAAACTTCTCCTGTTGCGGCGTGTCGTTATTGTCGACAGCCTTTTTAACGTTGTCTGGTTCACCGAATGGGTATTCGTAAGTAGCCATAGGTTCTCCTTCTATCGCCCGTATCTATGCCTATTATAACAAAAAAGACTCCCGAGAGAGTCTTAATTGTGTTAACAGTGGGAATTAACTCTTTAGAACGAAACCGAAGTTTGTTCTTAAAGCATTGTGTCCGTAAAGGACGTCCACTGTCACCAACCAACCGAGGTACTCTTGCTTGTATTGGGCTTGAGTACGTGGGGTCTGTTGGAGTGCGATCGCCCATGCTTCCTTGTGGAAGAATAGGTGGTTGTATTCATCAGTAGCAGTATCTAGGTAAACCAGGTTCTGGCTCATGAAGACATCTGCGCCGTAGATACGACCAATCTTACCGTTCACAATCGAGTTGTTGTCGCCACCGACACCGAGGGCGTCGTAACGTACGTACTTGTCAATCGCGAGCATCTCGGCTTCACCCTTAGGGTGAACAACGATAGCACGGTCAGATCGTGGGGCTTTGTTTTCGCTCAGGTAACGGTTAACTGTCAGGATGAGGTTGTCATTCAAGGCAGTACCGTAGGCACCGTAAGCTTGTCCAGCTGTTTTCCATGTGCTGGTCATGTTAGTAGCTAGGTCAGAGTCAATCTTCTCTGAGATCGCATAAGCGGCTGCTTTAGTGTAGTCGCTACGAAGATCGTAGACTGATTGAATCTTTACCAGGTCTTCTACGATGAACGAGCTTTCATAGTGCTTGTTCAAAGTAATAGTTGTTTTAGTTTCCGTGTTGTAGTTCAGGGTAACAACGGTGTTCTGAGACTTCAAGTTAGCTGTGATAGCTGAAACGTTAGGAATCTCAAGAGTCTGACCGCCAGCTTGAACGTCTGCGTCGTAGTGTTTGATCAAAGGAAGGAGCACGAGGTTCGACTTAACGAACATGAGCACTTCTTTAGACCAAATGTTAGGACGGAAGACGTTAGCGGCGGTAGCACCGATGTTGACTGCACCTGAACCGTATAGGCCAGTTGTTGCCATTAGTGTATCTCCAAATTAATTATGATAGCGCCTTGTTGATCTCTGCTTGGTGATCTTGGAACCACTGAAGGTCATTCTCACCGACTAGTTTATCAACGTTCTGGGGGGTAATCGCCGCTGAGCTTGCGCCCGAGTTGACTGCATTACCTCTTGGCACTGCTGCTTGTTGTTTATGGGCTAAGGATTCGAGACCTGCTCGTTTCCCCTGTGACCTGATGGTATCTGTATTACCAGCTAACACCTCATTGTAGCTTGCCTTCAAGATTGCCTCTGGTGAACCATACAGACCTGACTCTTGAGCAACCTTCGCCATTTCTGACTCGTATTGCCGTGCTTCAGGGTGCGTCTCCCAGAAATCCCTAATCGAGTCTTTGACTTGAAGTCGTTGGACCGTCTTAAGTAAGTTTGGGTCTTGACCAGTTGCCTGCGCTACTTGTTCGGCCGATGTATCGGACATCTGTCCCATCGTCTTCTCAAGTTCGCTTGCTCGTTGGCTCTTGGCATGCATCTGCTTCTCAGCATTCATTGCCATCTTAGCTGCTTTTTTAGCATTGTCGCTGTCGAGTTCTAAGCCTTTCGTTGCAGCAAATTTAGCAAGTTGTTCATCCTCATCGGATGGCTCACTGGTTGCCTCAGCCTCTTGTCCCTCTGTCTCGGTGGTTTGTTCAACCGCCTCAGCTTGTTCTGTGTCCTCTGGTTCTGAAGCAGTTACTGCCATTCCCTGGTCGTCAATAGCGACCCCGTTAATGGTTTGTACTTCGCCAGATTCAACAGGAGCGTCGGTTGTGGTTTCGTCGTCCATCGTTGTACCTTTCTATCACTAGCCCGAATTGTAGCTTGGTGTTAATACGGGCTAGTATTAATAATATTCCAAGCTACAATTCCGAATAACGATCTACTTCTTCACCTCCGCCGTCACACTTTGGATGTGCTCTTGAACCAACCGGACACCTCTAGCAGACTGCGTATAGTCTCGGGCCCTATCAGCGTCCTTCTCGGCCTTCTCGTGCTCAGCATCAATCAGTCTATCTAACTCTTTAAGGAACTTCTGCCCCTCTTCATTCTTTAAGAAGAACGCTACGTATGCTGCGCTTTGTTTACTCATGCCTGCCCTATCCCTTGTAGCTCAGCGACCTTTTTGGCCATCTCGATAGTATGCTTCTCGTCAGCGTGGTCCATACCCTGTTGCATCTGTTGAGCCTTAAGCTCTGCTGTTGGGTCAGGAGGTGGGCCTTGCATCATGGCAGCAAGCTCAGGAGGGAGCCCACCAGGGTCTTGAGACGCACCCTCCATCCCGGGCACACCAGGCTGCCCCTGTGGGGCCATCAGGAGCTCCACCTCATCTGGGTCAAGATCAAACGAACGTGATAATACGAGCTTCTTCAGCTCAGACTGATTAACTTCAGGGTCGTTCAAGAACGCACCTAGTAGTTCCTTAGCGTCCTCAGCCTGCTTCTGCTTGTCGTTGTTGATAGTGGCCTCTAGTTGAACGCGTGGCTCATACTCACCCTTGAACTCGTCGGGGTCGAACTCTTCCCACCTCGCGCCATCCTTTCCAATAATACGTACCATCATCGGCTCTGTGACGTAGAGCTGAATCATCCTAAAGATGATTTTAGCTACCCTGTAGAAGTATCCATTCTCAATCTGAGTCACCTTAAGTGAGAAGCGCTGACCTGCACCAGCTACCTGGGCATTGATCTCTGTAGCTGTAGACTTGGCACCCTCTTGACTCGTTCCCCTCACGACCTCACTTGAAGCTGTAGTCTCCCTGATCTCGTTCTTGATGTTCTGCCGCTCTAGGAATGCGTCTTGGGGGATAGGACGCTGCTGGATCGGTACTAATGTGCCCGCTTCGACCGGATAGATAGCCCCTGGGATGTTCTCAATCTCACTCAGGAGGTGAGCGTACTTCGGGTCCAGCGTGTACATCTGGTTCAAAGTATAGGTAATGGAGTCGATATTCTGGTTAGTAATGTCGTTTAAGAGCTCCTGCTCATCTGCAATGATATCGATCTCGCCCTTAGCATAGAACAGAGATTCGTCCACGTAGTCTCTCGCGTCTGCAAAGGGGAGTAGTCCCTTAGGGTACTCTTCACCGTTAGCTTCAGACTTGGACTTGTAGTAGTTATCCGAATCCTCAATAATCACCGAACGGTTAGCTACTGAGATAGTCTTATCGAGCGTCCAGTATTCAATCACTTCGATCTGGTGCTTATGAGCTTCAGGAACAGTGGAACCATACCACATGTCCTTTTGTTGCTTATCGGTGTTCTCACCTTGCGAACCACTCTCGTATGAGATCTTATCAAGGTTGGTGTACTTCTTCTTCATAGGGTAGTCACCATCCGTGTCTGGTTTGGCGTCGAAGTCGACAATCTCAAATTCTTCGAGCTCTTCTTTTGAGATCAGGTACCTACGCCCACAGTAGCGGGCATTGTCTAGGGTAGAGGCAGTAGGGTCAATAAAGAAGTCCCTGATAGGAACGTTAATGAGGCAAGGGTGATCGCCCTCCCAGTAGAAGTAGTCCACGGCTGTACCGAGCTTAAACATGTTCCTACCAGTGTTTATGATCTTCAGAGACCACTGGTCTTTATCCCAGTAATAGTCTAGCAGGGAATTGAGAATGTCAGTCTTCTGGTCTTGTTTCTCTTGAGGCGGAAGGTAGCCGAACTTAGGCTTAGAACCAAATAGGCCTGAGGTGAGGGTTTCTACTGTTGAAAAAGACATCGGGACGAACGTATCGGTAATACCTTGATACCCGCGCTTCACCCGGTTGTTATTGTAGAGTTTATAGTTGTTCTCCCAGCGGCCATGCCAGGAGCTCTGGGTATACTCCCATGAGCGGTTGAATGCGCTGACGACTGTCTCTAGAGTAGAATCGGCTGGTTGTTTCTTCTCAAGCTTCTTAGTAGGCATCAGTCGTCCTGACACTCGTATCCAATGGTGGAATTATAGCACGACCACTTTAGAATGCAAAGTAATTTGTAACAACGCTGGGTTTGGATACTGAGTGTTTAATTACTTAGTCCCAGCGCTGATAGAAACTACCCTGTCATCCTCTTGGCCCTCACCATGTTTGCGGGTTTGTAGGCGTGGATAGACCGACTACTCACTCCCTCCCCCGTTACTTGCTCGTATATGCCCGACAACACATCAGGAGCGTCATCATGCTCGTTCTTGCCCTTACGCTGGTATGTGAGGAGCTGTGTAGCGAAGGCGGGCCACTTACTTATCCACCCAACAGGCATAAGGAGGTTCTTAGACACCCAGGCGCTGGATGAGATGATCCTCGAGTCTTTATTACCAAGCTGCACCTTATCGTTGATGACACACTTGAGATAGCCAGATTCCTTGAGAAGTCTGTCAATATTCCTGCCAAATCCACGCCCACCATTGTTCGATTCGATAGTAGCGACGTTTATCTCATTTCTCAGTAACATATCGGCAACGTTCGGCTCTGTGATCTCCATCGGTTCGTCACTCATCTCAACATCTAGAACGTAGACCTTGCCATCTACTTCGCCAAAGCACACCGAACATAAATAATCCGCACCCTTGTCGGCTGTATCTGTGTAGTTGTATTTCACGTCCATCTCTGGGAGGGAGTCGTAAGTATAGAACCCGTCGTAAAGCCTTCCCTCAACGTCGATAGGCTTTTGGTTATAGTTGGCCTCAACGATCTCCCGGGCCATCTCCTTGGTCTTCACATCGTAGCTCTCCCTACTGAGGATGTCGTCACAAAGCATCGTTCCGTCATCCTGCACCGCTTTGAAGGTGATAACTTCTACCAAATCTCCGTAATGACCAATGATCTTGCCTGATAAGTCCTCCTGTGCCCAACGAGTCATGACTGCGATGACCTTCCATTCGTTGCCTTCTGTACGACTCAACATGGTATTGGTGAGCCACTCCCAGTCCTTTTCTAGTTTCAGGGGATTGTACGCTTCTTCAGCGTTCTTAATGATGTCGTCTAGAATGATGTAGTTCGCACCAAACCCAGTGGCTGTGCCTGTGGGAGAAGTAGCTAGGTAGTTATCCTGCCCACTCCCCTCAAGTGACCATAGTGATTTAGATGCTTGGCCGTACTTTATCTTTGTATCGGGAAATATATCATTGTAGACTTCAACGCCTTCGCTCTTCCTCTCGTCAATACTATCTCGCACCTTCCTCGCAAAAGTCGTAGACAGTGTTTCGTTATAAGAACCTGTCATTACCTTCATGAAAGGATTAAGACCGAAAAGCCACTCTACTAGATTGGTGGCAGTCAGAGACTTGAGGTGACGAGGCGGCAGATTGATAACAAGGAACTGCTTCTCATTCTGTTCAGTGAATGCCTGAATCTTACCGCATACATCTTTCAGGTACTCACGATCACTAGCGTATAGGGTAGGGAATCTAAGTTGGCAATAGTCATAGAAGCTACGACGCGCTAGCTCCTTCTTAGCTTCTTTCTTGACTTCAGTCGGAACCGTCGCCATTCGCAAGCTTTCGTAGTTCGTCAGTTGATAAGTTTGCGTACTGACTTATGGACTCCCCCTTTGTCGTAATGTCCGTAGCTGTCTGCTCTACATACCCATGTTTGCCCGAAAGTATCAGTTTAGCGATAGAGGCGTTGTAGCGGCCTGCTAGTGCGTTCTGGATAAGTTTTTCACCTTGTTTGAACTTTAACTTGCTGGTGATGTCGGAAAACCGTTCGTCTTCTTTCTCCCATTGGTATAGGGTATCTCTGTGTATATCGAGCGCTAAGGCCAGTCCCTCAATTGTTGGAAGTAGTGTAGAGACACTCACATCCATAGTGTCTAAGTACTCCCATGCCCTAGTAACAAGCTCGTCAGTTAGCTTGGTAGGTCGTCCACCAAGATTTCTAGCAGTAGACTGAGTTGTAGCATTTGGCTGCTCTGTCATAATAGCTTTAGAATAACACTAAAGCTTTAGATTGTATAGTTACTTCTTCTTGGGCTTCACAGCTTCAGTCTCAGTAGCTGTCATCTTGTTTATATCGGCTCGCCTGCTCAGCTCCTGATTAATAATCTTCAAGTTGCTCTCGACTCGCTCTTTTTCAAGTAAGTTGTCATATGCGAGACTTTTAAGCTCTACCTCTGTCATTGTTGATACGTCTGTGTTCATGTTGTTCTCCTTATTAACCTTGGTCAGTATCACTGAACTTATCGACGAATATACTCTGGCTTGGGTCTTTAGGTCCTTCGTACTTGACGAGTGCTTGCCAAAACGTTGAGTAGGCTTCAATGGGGTAACCATATGGTTGCCACGTCTCAAGCTCATGCTCGGTAACGTCTGCTGTCTTTACTATCTTATACTTTACTATCTTTCTCATAGGTGCTCCTCCTTAACTACTGGGCTTCTATTCCAAAATCTCCACCATGGAGCAGGCTCTTTAATAGCTCCGCAGTCACACTTATAAATAGGACCTGACGTGATGGTCAGTAGATGCCACCACTGATGATAATGATAACGAGCTTCATACGTCCCCAACCTTGACAAAAGCTCCTGTACTCCCATGCCTTTGCTCATGACTTCTCCTCTGGCTTATGCAGGCCTAACAGCTTAATATGCAGTTCGGCTACGGCGTCTTCCGGGGCGCCTGCGTCCCCGTATAGGTGAGATGTGCCTTCTCCATACCTATGAGCCGCATGGTAGGTCCCGTCAAAAGAGTTCTTCATAAGTACAGTCCCGTTAGGTGTACGGTCGACCAGATACCCCAATGTGTAGGCGGGGTAGAACTTGTCTCCATAGACTACACGGCCAGCTTTGGCATAGCTGATGACTCTTAACCCATCATCCCAAATATACTCGGTCTCACTCCAACCTGATAGGTTATATAGCTCTTTTGATAACTTGTAGGATGCTGTGTTCATACTACTTCCAGTCCTTTCTCATTAAGTAAATACCGAATAAACATAACGGGGCCATCAGTGCCGCTAGTAAGTAGACTCCCACAATGAGGAATATGACCTCTAGATATACGGATAATCCAACAAGTATGGGGCCAGCGACAATCATATAGACGCCCTATTCCTTTGCTCGGCCCTCAGCTTATTCTGGAACTGTACTCTTGCGGTGTCCATATCAAAGTCCATGGTCCCCTCGGCACCATACTCAAGTAGTTCTCGAGCTATCGACTCCATTGTTGGTACGTTCTGTTTACTCATGGGTATCTCCTTTTCGGGCCCCAAGTTCAGCCGTAAGGCGGTCAATATCTCCTTGGATGATGTCGGCTATATATTCGCCCAAGATAACCGTCGAGTCCCTAGTAGGGTTCTTTGCATCGGCTGGTATCTCCGTGCGGCGCAATACTCTGTCCCTTGCCAGTCTCGTGGCTTCTACCTTGCCTTCAACCACCTTACGATTGATGAGGGATTGGATAGCTTGACGAGCACGCTTAAGCTCTGGCCGCCCGTCGGTATCTTGGTCGTAGGCAACGCCGTACTCTTGTAGTATCTCGTCTATCTCTTCCTCTAGTGTTTTCACGCTGTGGACTCCTTTATTCTTACTACCTCTTTACCGCACTCGGTACACTGCTGCCTAGTGATGTACTTATGTCCGTATACCGTGCCACTATCAACGATAACGAGGTCGACTGTCCAATGTTCTAACGTTTTCCAGTGATGTCTATGAAACCAGCTCATAGTTCGCCAGCCCTTTTCAGCGCTACTTCTGGGGCGGGGCCCACATCTTCCTTGAATGCAGACATTAAAGCTTCGTCTGAGTTATCAAAGCCTTCTTCGTGGGCCACTTCTTCTAGGTCTTTGTATGGGTTAATCATTATTCTTCTCCTTAGCTTCTAGTAGGATGGTGCGTACCTCAGTTAAAGCCTGGTTGAAGCCCCAACCAGATACAGTTTTGCCATCTCTCTCTTCTGGTAAAGCCTGTAGGATAGCAGATAAGATTGCGTTAGTCGCTTCGTTAATATCTAGCTCACCGCTAAGATTAGTCTCTCGGTAAGTATTCTTTGCTTTGTTTTGTAAGCGTCTAAAAACACGTTTAACTTCGTTTCTTGCCCACTCGGGAGATTTGCTACTCATTCTGTCATACCCCCTATAGATGAGAGCTGAGATTGAGACAGCTTACCTAAAAACCTGCGATAGCGTTGGTCGCTTGCGTGAATGTTTCGACACACACGACAAACCTTCCACTGCTGCTTAGGATAGATGTAGGTATTGTCATCAGTCATTGCATGACCCCTTTTACAGACCTTACCAGTCCAGTCTGCTGGAAACTCCTTGGCTGCACCAGCATCAAAGTATCTATGACAGCTGCGGCATAACCTTGCCCAATCAGATAAGTCCTTCTTGTACTCTCCGCTTATATTAGCCCAATCGTAGATACTTTCCTCTCTTGAACCACAGTTTTCACACTCCATTGGTCTACCAAGTTTAGCGTATACCCATTCATGAAGGTACTGATATTGCCATATAGTCAAAACGCCGTCCTGTACAGCCCTTACGACCCTCCATTTCATCCGTAGTTCTTCATTCATAGACTTTTCCTTATCTCTTTAATAGACTTAGCCAGCTCATAGTAGACCTTGAAGTTGATTTGTTTACTTACCTTCACGGTTCCACCTTACTGCCATGCCCTTACGGCCCCGTTCCTGGCGTTCCTCTAGGGTAAGAGTGGCTGCCCCCTTCTTTACTCCGGTTACTTTCCCGCCGAGGGCCCCAAGTTCCTTGTACTTTGTGGGGTTTTCTTTCTTCTCTTTCGCAACACGCTTTAGAGCGCTCTTACTGCGGTTATTCTTATACACCAGTACGTCTATAACGTTATCTGGCTTTGGTAGTTTGCTTGCTTCATCTCTGGTCATATTATATCCGTTCTGGCTTCTTAAGGCCCCACGTTGCTTTTTTAATCCTGTATTTAGTTGTCTGAAACATAATGGCTAGTTCTTCGTAGGTGAACCCTTCTAACAGAAGCTCCCTCATACGATCTACGTCTAGTCTATATCTCACAGTATTGTGACCCACTCTCCATCTCGCATCTCTACACGAGGCTTGGGGTTGACTATGGCTGCTTTCACTGCTTCGTGTCCCGAATGGATATCGCGCTCGCTCTCAAAAGCTTCTTTTCTAGCTTGGTCAGCTTCATCGCTGTACTGGATAAGTCCCATGACATGCAAATCCCTTCTTCTCCTTGTCACCGTCTCGCTTCTTGTAACGCGTGACAGGTTCCAGTATAGTGATTTACCGTCTTGCCATCCTTCTTTGATCCACACGGCCTCTAAAAGCCGTATATCATCGTTCTCAACGCCAGGGTTCTCCTGGATTGCATCGTAGACTAGTTGGAGCTTCTTATTCAGCTTCATAGCCCCAGCAGCTTTCTCCACCAAGGCTTGGGTGCTACATAGACTGGCATCGTATACCTCATCACCGTCGGCTTACGGTACTTCCCTTCACCGGTCTTGATTCCCTTACGAGACGACTTCCTGCCGCCTGCCGCACCAGCTACTTTAGCTAGTTCGCGGTTCATCGCAAAACCAGTCCCCAGACTGTTCTGGCCCCCAATAGTGCCGATCCGTTTATAGAAGTCTGGGTCTCTTGCCAGTATCTTAGCCTTTACCTTAGCGGCTCCTTCAGCAGTCCCACTCATGGCTAGTAACTCCGGTCCGCTTGCTCTTTAACCCAAGCATCGTTAATGGCGTCGTCTTTGCCTTCTTCAGCAGTGGCTACAATCTTATCAAAGGCGTCGTCTGCTAGTTGCGAGTAGGCTGAGGCGTCGTCGAATGAATCACCAGTGTAGCTAATAATAGTATCTCCATCCTCGTTATAGGCCCTGAGTTCAAAGATAATTCCGTTTTTCTCTATGTATTGTTCTCGTGCTTCCATGTGTATCTCCTTCTTAGATAGTCTCAGTATAGCACTTCCGCTTACACTATGCAATAGAAAAAGACAGTTTCTAGCTGTCTCTCCACATGATCTTTAGACGGGACCATTCTCTCTTAAACCACTGTGACAACATAGGGGGTATTTGCTCCATTGTTATCTACCCACTCAACACTCCAGGCCTTTGGAAACATCATCCATATACCCCGTGAGCCGTCTTCGTTGATATGCTCACGCTTGACTTCTTCGTATACTTTAACTGGTATCTTCACCTCGCTCCTTACTATTCTATTACTTAGAGTTACTCTTTATCTGATGACCCTATCGCTTTTCATTCGTGAAGCTTCACTATTAGTTATCTACTCTTAGGGGGTTAAGGTTTAACCAGTATCGTTGCGGTGTTCTGGTTATTGAGGACGACCCTCGTGAGCTGCCGTATAACCTCTGGTGTCCCCGTTTGTAAGACTAGGATTTCATCCGTTGCTTCGTCTTGTACTATGTACTGTTTCATAATAGTCTCCTTTCTTAATGTGTTATGTATTCTCTAGTAAGGAGGGCAAAGTGCTGGCAGCAAAGATAGGTTTCATATTTAGCCCGACGTATCAAGGCAGGCATCGGGGAATCATCTTACTACCCCGTAACTTTGACGGTATGAGCCGCCATGTGCTACTTCTTACACAAGCTCTTCATACGAAAGCCTTACTGCTAGCATTTCACTCTACTTACAAATGGTTTATTAAAGACAGGAGCCTGGCCTAAAGTTTTCTTCTCAGCCCCGCCTAGGACGGCCGATTGGTTACGGTTCGCTCGAGAAATGAAGGTTTATAACTCCTTCACCCTAAAGGCCACGATTCTGTCTTTAATGTATATCAAGGTACTAATCTCTGCACATATGTGGAAGCAAGGTGACGGACTTCCCCTTTAAAGCTCAGAAATCAACCCGAGCCAACAGACTTAAATATCTAACCAGAGACTAGGCTGGTCGGCTGAAAGTGTCCTACATGCCGTTGCATATTGAGTGACCGAAGCCACTACGATAGTCGCGCTTTATTCTGCGAGGTCTCACCCAGATACTCATTGATGTTATCGCAGGAGTAGGCATTTCTTTCTACTTCCACATACGCACAGAGATTTCAATGTACTTGGTTACCCAGTAATAGCATGGCCGTTGTACTCACTCAGCTCGAAAGCCTTGTGGTTCCGCGGGTTGCCCCTTTGGAAGCCCTCTATTACTGGGATGTCTAGTAGCACTGAGTCTTTATCTGCCAAAACGGTCCAGTCGTTTAACTGGTGACAGTACTGGGCGTTACCTTTTAAGTACACCACACTCATCATGTACTCACTACTAGACTTTGACCTCTCACCTAAGCCGAAGCTTTTAAAGTGATTGGGACCTTTTGTGTTGCCAACGAGGAGGCTAACAGTTTCAGGAAGTCTCTCGTTATGGCCCAGACTCCGCGTTGTAGCTTAGAGCTACCGGCCGAGTCTTTGGGCAACGTCTTTATTATAACCACTTAAGGTACGATTTGTTCTGAAACGCGCTCCAAGCTTTGAAACCCGAGCCTTTGTAGATAGCATACGCAGCGGCTACATTCTTCTCAGGGTTAAACCTGTCCTCTGAACTTATAAGCCCGCTATCTACATGGATACTATTCACTTGCCACAGGCCAGCGTCGTTTGTACCATTGCTGTTAGCTCCGTTATACGCCTGGGGGTTTCCGTGACTCTCTGCCATACATACCGCATGGGCCACAGTCACGTCCCAATCGTACTTACTGGCTAGGTCACAGTTTAAAGGTGCGGGTGTTGTCTTAACTTCTTCTACAGGAGCGACAACTACTTCTGGAGGGTTTTTACTACTTCGCGCTGTTCAAGGCGATAGTCTACTCGTGAAGCTACTTCTGCTTCAAAGTTACTACGGCCAATCCAGCCACCGATGAATGAACCGATTAAGGCTACAGCCATGGTGATCGCGATGAGCAGTGTCTTAACTTTAATAGTACGTGCTTGCTTCTGATCTTTAATGAACTTTTCTTTGTTTGTCATTGCTGACCTCCTTTTTATTTTGTATTAGGCTGCATGGTACCAGGAACCGCTGGACTACTGCTAATCTTCGTCCCTACTACAAATCTTCGGGATTCCCAGTGCTACTACAGCCTAATTGTTAATTGGTGAACCGTTGTGGGGTGACTTATACCGTAGTGTCCTGAGAGTCTGCATCTCGCCCTGGTTCTGTGCGATCCTTCTTTAGATCTGAACTCAGTGTAGCATAGTGTAAGCGGAACTACAAGTATGTTTTTACAAGTCTGGTGTATTTTTCTAGTAACTCCCTAAGCTCAGCAGGGGTAGTGTACTTTCCTGTTTGCTTTGACTTCACTTCTAGCTGGTCTACGAACTCTCTCCCGTAACGGTCAATCATATACTTTGTGTAGTTGATATAGTTCCCCTTGAGCGCCACATTACACCGGTAGTCTTGAACATGGCAGTTGTCTTCATCCCACCTCGTAGGTATTCTGCCCCTCGAATAGAAGTGACCATTTTGCATTTGTTTCCATGGAGCTACTGCACCACACGTTATACAGGTCGCTATACCATCTCTAGAGTCTTTGAGGCGGATGTATTGTGAGAACACGCTATCTAACTGCCTTACAAGGACTGCGCGGCTTGTAGCGCGGGCTTTAAACGGCTTGCGAGGTTTCTTATCAGGGAGTATTTCTTTTTCCCATGCCTTATCTCTGGTAAGCTTCACCGGGCCATGTTTGGTAGCTTTTTTGGGCTTGTGGTACATGGCTGTGTGGAAGATAGAACCACAGACCGCGCCATCTTCTAGTACGAACTTACAGGTTTGCTGCTTCATAGGCTCCTTTACTTAGTGCTAGGCTCAAACTTTTTCATGAAGTCTTCTTGACTCATGCTATAGGTTTCACGGGGCACGTACAATACAGCATCCTCTGGTAAAAGGATTATGGTACCTGGCTCTGTCAGCTTATCCCCGACCACGGCCTTAAGCCATGCCTCGTCCTTAGTAAATATGACTGGCGAGATTGTGTATACTGGTATTTCACTCATGTTATATATCTTCCTGTTGGGTTAGATTTTCCAGTTCGTTGTTAATCCAGCCTCGCATAGTTGCAACGCTTGGGTGGTCAGACTCAAACTTAGCTTTCATTCGTTCCAGTAAGTCGGCTTTCTCCCCAACAACGATTGCTTCGATAGCGTCAATCTGTGACTCTTTAACTGATAAATGCGTAACGGGAGGGTCATTTATCATTCCACTGCCCGTGGCTATCTGCTTCATCCAATTCTTCATTAGCGATTTGCCAATTCTGAATCTCAATTTTTCATCTGCCATCTTATTCTCCTTATACTACTTAGTGATTACGCTGATTCTTTTTCCATCAGGATTCGCTTCTGTCTTTTATCCAACGCTCTGTCAATCATGCCTGCAAGCCCACTTATTGGTTCGCCTTTTTCTTTTAACACCCATAGACGCCACTTCATGTTTTTTAGGTCTTCCTCAAGTAGTTCATCGTTCTCAAAACAGTCATCGAGAGCAACATACCAATGCACGACTTGCATAGACCTTGCCACTTGCACTAGTTCCCATATCTCATCTCGGACTTCTGAAATCTTTGTCATAGTTACCTTTCTTTATTACTTACTCTGTAGGGGGTCAGAGGACTTAGCGTTATTTTTGAATATTACATAGGGCTTTTTGAGATGTTTACTAGCTCTTAGAAACGATACTGCCTCGAACCAGTCAAATCGTGCGGGGGCGGGTTGTTCCTTGAACCAACTCATTAGTTCTCCTAGCACTTCTCTTTTCGCTTCAGTTGTTAGGTCAATTATCTCATCAACTGCTTGGCTATCGTAGCTACCGTCAGGGTAGCGAGACACGTTTTTCACTATTGACCACACCTTGCTATATAGGATTGGGTCATGCTTTCCCTCTGCTACTGCATCTCCATAATCTCGTTCTGCATCGTCTGTAAAGTCGCTCATACTATCCCTCTAAGTCCTTTAATTTCTGACTGAGAAGTTGTCCAACCATATCTAATCGCTTGTTCATTCCACGTTCGAAAGATTTATCTTTATCAGTCCAGCCACTTATTTGAAGTTCTTGGACGATATTTAGAAGTAATCGTCTTTGGGCTTTTCTAACTAAGTCTTTCAATTTCTCAACACGTTGAGTAGTAAATGGATAATTAACGTCCATTATTTCGTTCAATTCCCCTTCCCACCTCTCTATATAGCTAATCTCTTTCATACCAACTCCTCTACTTTATCTACATCGACAAACTCAGGTTGCTGAAAACTAGACCGCTTTAGCGCCTCGTCTATTGCCTGCTCTTCATCTCTAGCAAGAACACGGATTACTTCAACCCAATCTTCCCTAATAGCAATACTGTACTCCTTCATACTATCTCTCTTCTGTTGTGTTAGTTAACTTACCCCAATAAGGTGAGTAATGTATTTCTTCGTAACCTTCAGTTTCCTCGACATACTTAAATAAGTTAGTGAGCGTGTCTAGTTGTTCAGGAGTGACCTCGATTAAAAAGTTCTCTTTATTACTTGGTTGGTTCACTACTTATCATCCAATCCGTTTAGTTACCGAATATCTCAGTTAGTTCATTGTCGAGTGCGTCTGCTACGCTATTAGCATCTCCAATACTATCAATAGTCTCTTTTTTCAGCACCCCTTTGATGAATGCCTGCATCTGGTCTGGACGGGTATAATCCTGTTTAATCATCCGCTCTTTAATCTGCGCTTTGGCTCTTGCTAGAACTTCTTGATCCGCCCCACTAGTAGTAGTGTCTGTATTAGCTTTACGTTCTGCTTTCTGAGCTTTCTTGGTCTGTTCACCGGCCGCGTCTTGGTCTACATCTGTCACGAGGCCTAGAATGGCACTCAAGCTGTACCTCTTGTAGTAGGTGATCGCTGATCCCATAACTTGAAAGGTGTTCATCTTGGCCAGCGCAACGTCTTGTGGGATGTCTACTGAACTTTCGATGGTCTCTCCCGACTCGCTGTGGAACACAATCGTCTTAAGATTCGTCCCGTCCAGTAGTTGGGTGAAGCCTAGTCCGTGTCTTTTCATTCCAGGATTAACAATATCAAGTATCTGTCCCCAATCCGCGTAACTATAGCCAAAACCGGTCGTACCCTTAAAGATGTGCGGCACTTCTTGTTGGAAGGCCGCTAGCGACTTATATAATTCTTTCATCTAGTTTGTCTCCGATGGACGTACTCTATAGTCGGTCCCGTTTTGGGTCCCTAAGTAATACGTTGATGGCTCGATAATAACTTTGATCTTCATGCGTGACTCCTTCTTTAGTCTGTCTCTATAATAGCATAGTGTAAGCGGAAGAACAAGCATATTCTTGCTAGACATTATATGGTAAACCTGTTAAAGTAAGAGAAGCATCGGATAAGATTCTCCTGCTTCTAGAGAGGCCCACCTGATTTGGAAGCTATGTGTGTTATCCTTCACGTTCGGTGCTACAGAGACTCCTTCGGGAGTTTTCTTGTATTCTAGAAGCTTTAGCAGTATGATGTGTCCATTAGTTGCTCACGAGGCGACCAGGTACCTTATAGCTCCCACCAGACCTTTTATGTTGAGTCAAATAAGATTCTAGTAGGTGGGAGAATGTTCATTGCTAGGATCGAAAACAAATATAAAGAGCCCCATGCATTACTGAGGGGCTCTTTTGTTTAGAAAAGATAATTAAATAATTCTTTTGTTGGGTTCGCAAGTCGTTGTAGAATGCGCAATATCCTGTCAGATACAGGCTGGAGAAAACGAAAAATACTCTTCACTTTCTCTCCTTGGGTGTGATAATCTAAACGTAACCTAAAATGCTTCATTTGTCTAACATAAGAGGTTTTATAGGGGGTAAGTCCAAGAATTGAAGAACCCCGTCGCTAAAACGGGGCTAACACTTCATTTGTCTTTTTTCATTGTATCAAAGACTCGACGATTTGCAAATACTTTCATAACTAAAGTTCGGGGATCTGAATAAAACCCCACGTATTGTTTGCGAGTAGCGCTAAACCCAGGCTCTGATATATAGCCCTGCAACGTCAACCTGGTCTATGCGGTGCTTACAAGCGAACAAGGACGATATCACCTACTACTTAGGAAGAGGAACGGTCTCAGGTATCTGTTACGAAAGGTTTGTGCCGCTTGAATCCTAGCTAAGGAAGGGGCTCTCTATGCCCTATTTCTAGTGATTTAGACACGCTACCCATGGTGTACAGACCAACTAATGTATTCCAAGTAAAGGGCGACCTCTATAAACAGGGTCGCGAAACGGTTATTTTCGGGCGCTGTCTATGGGCAGTCTTGTCACTTCTTTGAGGTTGCCGTTCTGGATCAGCCGGTCAAGTTGGGCCTGCGCGTCTAGTTGGCCGCGGCGATGGCCGAAACTGTAGGTAATCACCGATAGAGTGATGCCCGCAACTACTAAGAAGACCTCCACTATTGCACCCAACTGTAGTAAGAGTTATCGATGCCCGTGAGCTCCCCGAGATCTTTCCAGGTCTTGGGCTGATAGTTGCTCTGCAAGTACCACCGCACCATCGAGATGCTATTGATCGTCTTAGGTTCTGTCCCAACGGTCACGTTACTAGTTGCGGCCTTATTCAAGTAATCAAAAGCAGTCACCCGCTCTTTATCGGTGAACCACTGTGGGTACAGGCTGATGATCAGGTCAATGCTCCAACGATCGTTACCGGTGCTCCATCCATACTTGGCAATAAGATCTTCATTGGTCGGTATTGCCTGCTCTGAGGCAGGCGCAGGGGCTTGTTGTGGGGCTTCTGGTGCTGGAGCTGGTTCGTTAACCACTTCTTGTTTCAAAGGCTCCTGTGGGGCCTGAGACGTGGTTGCCTTAGGTACCTCTTGTGGTTTGTTTAGTGCAAATAGGGTCGCAGTTGTCGAGGTTGCTGCGATAAAGATGGCTGTTGAAATGATGATGATTTTCTTCTTCACTTTCTCTCCTTGGGTGTGATAATCTAAACGTAACCTAAAATGCTTCATTTGTCTAACATAAGAGGTTTTATAGGGGGTAAGTCCAAGAATTGAAGAACCCCGTC